CCCTAACAGAGCGAAGTCTTCAGCGGTGGGGCAACAATCTTCCGGCTCAAATCTCATGAGCCCATCGTCGCCTTCAAACACACCGTAGCAAACCCCGCCTCTTTCCGCGGCAAGAAAATTGCACACTATCATGTTCGTAAACCCGTTCCCTAGACTGGTGCACATGTCCCCCGACATTCTACTTCCAGCTAGGCATAAGCGGAACCATTTAAACTGGCACTGATTGGTCCCCGTCAGTGCCTTCTCAACGATGTCAGCGAACTCCTTACCACGATACACGTTCTGGGTCATGTGGCGGTACAACTGCATCTCACAGGCCATCATAACCTCTGGTGTCAATAAAGACTCCCAAGAGGTGAAATCAGTAGCTCTGTAAGTTGCACCTGGACTGTAAACATTATCCAGAATGTGGTCGGGTCGCTTATCCATCGGAACGAACTTGACAAATTCAGGCATCTTCAGGACTTCCTGCTCTATAGCATGGAAATAGGGTCCTGTGAGCGCCTTGAAATGGTCAGTCCTTGAGTTAATGGCTCTAGCATGTTTCGGTGTTGGATAAGTTTCCTCTTTGACAAAGGACTTATTCCTGTAATACTTGGGGTTGGTCCATAGATCCTCAACTCCCGCGCATGCCAAGATTTCGTCCTTTCTCGCCTGAGTATACTCTGTCCCGTGTAACCAATGCTCTATGGACACATCGGTTTTTACGTCAAGCGGTACAAGTCTCTTCTTAAGAAATGTCCTCACATAATTCTTAAGACGAAACAGGATAGCCCTACGGTCTTTTCTGCTCCTGCCAACAGGTAGCGGAACATCCCTCATCATCCGCTTCTGCGCGCCTGCTACAGCTGTGGCTGCATCCTGCGTGTCACATCTGGGTAAACAAACACCCTCGATATGAACACCCAGACTGACAGCCACAGGACGGCGCACACTAGGCAGAGTGGGAGCAGCGCTCATTCGAACACCGCGACGAGGTGGAGGAGGAATACCAAGGTCATAATCAGAGACCCGGTAGCCAAAACACACAGTCCGCCCAGCACAGTGCGTCGCGACACTATGCTGGGTTGCTGAAAACCCGTCCGACCTATCAGAAAGTCTGACCTACGGCACAATGCTTCAGCAAACATTACGGCCACATCATAAGAAATGTGGC